GAATGGGGTCCGAAAAACATGGATCTAATTTCAAAAGTGCGCTTTCGAACACTTAAGAACTCATAAAAACTCAGAGATATGCGGAAAAAGATGAACAAGTCTTTATTTCACTTGAATGTTTTAATACAACTCAAGAGAAAGGTTGGCTAGAGAGATTGCTCTGTGCCTAAGCCTTCAAACTCTTCTCCCTTATATAGGGGGAGGGCTTAGCAGAAAGAGAGAAAATATCAGCTCGGGTGCGCTTTCTGGGCCCCATCGACAGCTAATAAGTTCGTCTTTACAGCTACTAAAGCTAAGAAAGGACGATAAGGTGATAAGATTCCTTATCACTATGACTCAGCGCACTATCGGCGCACTTACAATAAAGTATGGCAGCTAGAAGATGCTACCGACACTAAAAGATAAGTTCCCAAGCGTAAGCAGTGACGCACTTGGGCGATTGTGAAGTCATTGCTGACGTCGCTTCACTAAACGTTCACATCCTTACACGTGGCGAATTCCTCGTAAGCGGCCATGAGCTTCCATGCTGCGGTGGCTCGTCGTTCCAGTGTTGGTGTGATGTCAGCATACCAGTTGTCCCTGGTTGCTCTGGCCTTTGCTGCCGCAAGGTCGACTCCGGTGATGAAGACCGTGTCGCTGATGTGTTGGGCAAGGCTGTTGAAGATCTCCTCTCGTCGCAGTAGAGCCAGCCTTCTGGATTCTGCCATTTCTGCCATAGTACATGGCGTGGCTCGGATTGGTGAGTAGTCACGGATCTCTTGGCTCGGCGGAGGGCAGCTTCGAGAAAACAGGAGATTTCCTCCTGCACTTCCTTCTTCGCGGGCGTCCCGTCGTCTTTCCTGGTTAGTTCTGCCGCGAGGTCCTTGAGCTCGGTTGGAAGCCATTTCACAAATGTAATCAGTTGTGTGAGACGGCTGAGGTTATCTGCGAGCTGGTTGTCTTTACCTTTTATATGTTCGAACTTCATTCTTACCCCGGAGTTCGTTATATAATCGCAAAAGGCAAGCCACCTTACCCTCGAAGGTTTCTTTGCATTCAGCTTCTCGTAGAAGGTGATTATTGCTTGACAATCAGTCCTGATAGTGACCTCGTCCTTGTTCATGTAAAAAATCTTGAATTTTTCCAAGGACTCCATAACTGCGAAGATTTCTGCGTCTATTGTTGATTTTACCGTGGGGAATTTACCACTGGCGTAAGCGCAGATTTCTTCCTTGCTTGCTGAGTCTGCCTTCATGGGCTTCCATTTGCAGACTCCTCCCCAGCCCTCCATGCATCCATCAGTCTCAATGATCATGTATGCCTCTTCCGTGGGGAGTTTTAGGTCTGGGAGGTTTTGGACCAGGCCCTTAATTCTTTTGACTAAGGCCCAATCAGACGCGTGCCACCTACGATCACCATGCTCGCTGGTCTTGCTGTATAGTGGGCCTAACAGTGTGCCACACTTTGGGATGTAGTTGCGCGCGTAGTTGAGCACTCCCAACCAGCTTCGTAACCCTTTGAGGGTTTTCAGGGATTCGTCATCCACCTCGGCTATCTTCTTTATGATGTGAGGCTGGAGCTTGATCCTTCCATCGCCTATGGTGGCGCCAAGGAAGTCTATCTCTGTGGCGGCCAACTTCATTTTGCTGGGCGATAAAACCAAACCGTTATCACGGCATATCCCTAGCATGATGCTAAGGTGTTTCTCGTGCTCCTTTAGGGTTTTGCTGAACACCAGGATGTCATCGATGTAGACTGCGATGAATTCCGAAGTTCCAGCGAAGCATTGGTCCATCTTCCTTTGGAAGACAGCTGGAGCATTGGCAAGGCCAAAGGGCATGACCTTCCATTCATAGAATCCGACTGGCGTTACGAAAGCCGTCCATGGTATGGATTCTTCGTCCATGAGCACCTGATGGAATCCGGACTTTAGATCGAACTTGCTAAATATTTTAGCGTTGCCAATCGCGGATATGATGGTATTGATACCCGGCAGTGTGTACTGATCTTTGTGGGTATTGTCGTTGAGACTTCGGTAGTCGAATACCATCCGTTCTTTCCCTCTGACTTCTTTCTTGGTAATCGGGTCAATTGACGTACCCGAGTGTGTGATAAAAGCCGCCGTCCTGTGTTTGCTCTTGCTGGGCTGGATTACTCCGATTTTGAGCAGGGCATCTATATGCCTTTGGTATTGGGCTTTCGTCTCTTTTGATACAGAGTCAGGCGGTTTGCTGCTGATGACTATGTCTGGATTCTTGATATCCAGCTTGCATTTGATGCCGTTCTTTGCCCAGTGTCTCATTGGCTCTTCACCAATGTACCCTTGTTCTCTGAGTTCCTGCAGCAGCCTGTGGTTCTTCAGCCGACTTATTCCTTCCTCGGAATAGTCATTGGCGTAGTACATGCGCTCTAGTTCTTCTCCGACTTCAGCCTCTGCTCGGAGGAGGGATATCTTCTGTGGCTCTAGGGTTGTTTGGATTGTGGTGACTTTCTTGTAGATAGTCACTTCCGTTCCTTCGAGTCTTACGCCTCCCTTCATGGCTCGCAAGAAGTTGCAGCCAATCAGCATGTCTACGTCTGGCAACTCCATTGGGAAAGCTGCTATATACGGGGTGTAGAAGTCGCTGCCTGACACGATCATCTTCCCGTTCTTCATTTTCAGCTTGGTCTCCCCTGTTGAGTTAACCCCTGCGAAGTTCATCTGGTACTTCGCTTCTTCGAGTGCCTCCTTGGGAACCTTTTTACTGTTAATGCACGTGCAGGTGCATCCAGTATCTATCACAGCACGAACTCTGAACTTCGTGGGTGCTCCCTTTTCCTGAGGTATGACGAACTCCACAATTGTGTTGTAAAGTTTGTTGAGGCCTCCTTTTGGCATCTCGGTATAGGCGGTGTCAACCGCTGCAGCCAGTTCTTCGATTCCTTCCTCAGCTAGAAGTGCTCCGATGGTGTTACTGGTACTGCTTTCTGGTGTTTCCTTGATTACGACCCTGGGGGTATCTTTCCACTTTTCTATGATCTTGGCCACATTTTCAAGGTTTTGTATGTGGTCGATGGGAATTGTAGTTCCAAATTGGAACAATTCCTTCTCCTCCTTCCCCCTGTTTGAGGCGTTGTCCAGGATGGACACGTCCTCCAGGTCATCCGCTAGGCTGATCAGGTCTTCAGGCCTGCGGTTGTGGAATTCCTGCAGCTGGCTAGTGAGCTCTGCTACTTTCCTGGTGAGAAAAGCGTTGTGTTCGTACAGGTGCTGTATGAGCTCATCCTTGTTTTGGTACTGCCAATGTGCTGCGCTCTTGGTGTCTTTTGCTGCTATCAGCATGATCCCATAGTCCATCCTTGCACATATCGGACAGAGGTTGATGTTGCATGTAGTGCAGGTGACTCTTCTACCGTGAGGTGTTTCGTCACTACAGATGCTGCAAACCCTGTCGCTGATAGGCACTTCCTGGGTGTCACTCCAGGTGTGTGTGCAGTCCTTCTGGACTTGTGAGATATCCTTCCGTCTTCTCCAGGAAGGTTTGTCGCTCTTTTCCACAGGTACCTGTGTCCATGGCATCAGGAACTGTGGTGTGCTGGCTTCATACTCCACTGGATAAGGGAGTTGTGTTTTGAATGCCATAAGTTCGTGCATTCCGCCAGTGTTTTCTCCTTCTGAGATGCTGCAGATCTCGTCGTCGTCTTCTTCTCCTGGTTCGACCGAGACTACATCCCAGTTATCGTCTAGTCCCATGCCATTGAAATAGGCCGCTCGTTGTGGTTTGACCACCTTCTTTGGGCACTCTCGGGCATAGTGACCTTCGATCCCACACAAGTAGCACTTGCATTTCTTCCCCTGCGTATGCTTGTACTTGTTTTTTATCACCTTAACGTGGGTCGGATGAGGCTTACCTTTGTAGGTTTTAGCCTTTCTGATACCATATTGCTTCTTCTCATAGTATCCGGGGACCGGCATATTCCTGCAGAAGCTCAGGCTTTTTAGCGAACGCTGCAGTGCTGCCTGCTTGCACACGTTCTGTAGATATTCCAGGATGAAGTTTGCTCTGGCCAAAACTCCAATGGTCAGCCCTGGATATCGATCCTTATAGGCCTGCTCGATGGTAGGTCCTATCTCAGGTGGAAGCTTTCTGAACAGCTTCTCTGATAGCTCGGGTCCGAGCCACATCCTTCCCGATTTTGCTGCTAGCTGATAGTAGTCGTATAGGAAGGGGATCACGTCGTCCGTCCGTTTGCAGTAGAGCCTTTCGAGCTCTGCATATGCTTGATTCTGGATGTGGACTGATCCTGTATGCGGATCGTGTACTCCGAAGACCCGCTTGACTGCGGCTGTGATATTCCTCACATCTCCGCTCATCGTAAGGAGTTGTTTATACTCCTCTTCATATTGCATCCGCCATGTCATCCACGTCTCCTTTTCTCGTTCTCCAAGAAGGTTCTCGACGTAGTCGGCCTTGTCCTGCAGGGAGTCAAACATCATTTTGTTGATGAGGTTGACTGTTATGGATTCCCATCGGTTGATGACATCCGGTATTAGGGTGAAGTCCTGTGGAAGGACTAGCATGCAGCCGTTGTCTGACTGTGCTGATGGTAGTGACCATGGCTGTTGTGGTCTGCCATACCCTAATGGTGACCTACTTCTGGGCACTCTCCCTCCCCATCCCTGCATGTCTGCTGGTCCAATGGTGGACATAGTGGATGTTGTTGCTGGGGGGTATCCTTGTGCTCCCGGTACTGGGCTTGGTGGTATAAAACCTCCACCACCTCCTGTTATGCTGGATTCGCTATCCATCCCGCTCACTGGGAACAGCTTCTCCATGCTTACGTTTTTGAGTTTGCCCATTACTTTTTCGAGCCTGGTTGGGTATTCCATCTCTGGCTCATCCATTGTTGCGGCTCCTATGACCTGCAACTCCTGATCCTCCTCTTCGTCCTCTGCCTCGTACCTGAGGTAGACTTCTTCTTCTTGCTCAGGGATCATTTCATAGAGGCCTGGCCTCCCTGTGGGTTTCCACCCTTGGAGTTCCAGCTCCCTCTTTTCCTGGTCTTCCTTCTCCCAGGTTTTCTGATTGTAGACGTCGTCCTCGTCGTCTGCCTCATCGAACTTTGGCTCATCGTCTGAGCTTGAAGCTCCACTGTTGTGTGCCGAGTTCGAGAGTTGGTTTAGCCACTGGCTGACCAGATCTGTCTCTGGGGTGAACTCTGCGAGTTCCTTTTCTTTCAGCTTCTTTTCGCCTCTTAGGCTTACCTCGTAGGATCCTTTTGGGCTTGGTGGCTTAGGAGGGTCATCGTCCCATCCTCTGTTTGTTGTTGGCCATGTGGTCGGTTCTGGTGCGTCATATCGGACCATGTAGTCGTATTTACCGCTGGGCTGTCCGAGCGTATCCCACCTAGGGCTGGAGTGTTTGAACATAAGCACGTAGTGCGTGCTCTCATCCTCCTTCGTCTCCGGTCTTCCTTCTGGCTCGGATGTCTCTCCTTCTTCCACGATCCTTTGGTCGCGGAAATCCGTGAACCTCAGGCTGATGTTGCCGTTTGGGTTCTGTCTTAGCCTGGCATCTGTGGGGACTGCAAGTGGTGCTGCTATCCTGCTTGGCTGGAGTTCCCATTCTCCAGACCTGTTTGCCACGGACCACTTCTGTCCGGGAATGCAGGCTACGCCGTTGCTGGCTAGGTAGTCTGTCACGTTGTCTATCCTGTACTCGAAGCTTGTGATGCTGGTGTTTGTGAGTCGGCCGACTAATGATCTTGTGATAATCATGTTGCTGTCGCCTCCTTCCCAGCCTGTGCCGTATCCTCTGGTCTGTATGCTGACCTGAATCCGGTTGTAGAAGTCATGAATCGACATCATGGCGTTGGGTATGATGTATACCAACTGCGCTCCTCGTGTCATATCGACTGACATACTACCGATGACCTGCCTGTCATCGCTCCATCGGGTGTCTCGGAACACCACTAGTGCGGATATACCCGCATCTGTCCTGTGCAGCATTTGTATCCTGACCATCGCCATACCTACGTGGATGAACTGCATTCCTTCTCTGGTCAGCCTTTGATAGGACGCTTCCTCTATAAATCGGAAGTCCTGCTGCCTGTCTACCACATGAGCGCTGAGCTCACTGTAGTGCTCGTATACTCGGTTGACCGGTTCTTGTCCGTTGTGTGCGTAGAGCACTTCCGCCGGTACCAAGTTGGCTCTTCTCCTTCGACTGAGGGAGAGCTCTGCATCAGGATCGAGTTGTCTCTCGATCGTGTTTCTGAAGTCCCTTCCGAAGGTCCTCCGTAGTCTCTGCTGCGCTTGATGCCTCATGCGTGCAGATCTCCTGTATCCTCGGATCTGGTCTTCCAGGGTTGGTGTCCCTGAATCCGAGCTGCTTGTGGCCCTTTCAGTTGCGGGGGGCGCTTGGAGCCTTGTGTGGCTTCTGCTCATTGTATTGAGTGTAGGGGTTTTCCACACGTAGAAGTTCTGTCTCGGCTTGAGACTTTCCTTTTTTTCCCCTTTCCTTTGCCTAAGTTAACCTTTCCAAATTCCTTGGTTAGGTCTTCTAGGACTTTTTCCGGAAGCTTGACTGCTTCTTTGTCTGCTACGGCTTTTTCGAGCCTAGTGACTTGACCTGTGAGGTTGGCTACGGCCCGTTCAAGGTCGAGATTCTTTTCTAGCACTTGCACCAATAATTCGATTATGGTGTTGTTTTGCTTGGCTAGATTGGTAGATAACTGTCCTCCGGTGTAGGTGTGGGGCTCAATGAAGCCTTGGCCGGTGCCGTTGGAGGTGAGGGAAGCGGTTGCTTGGATCGCTTTGATATAGGTTTCCTTGGCTGCAGTTTCCTGCCACCTAGGGTTCATCCGTCGGGGGATAAGGACCTGGCGATCTTCTTGGTCTCTTCGAGGACTGTCTTGACCTCGATGAGTTGCTTCCTCAGCTGTTCGGCTACTTGTGCAGTAGCTGCCTCGATCGGCTTGGGATCGTTCTCCCGAGCGATAAAAAGCTGGACTGCCTCCTGCAGTTGTGAGAAGGCTAGCTTTTGTGCTGACTGTGTGGCCTTGATTTCCTTCAGATCTGCCTTGAGGGCCTGTAGATCTAGGGAAAGGGCTATTTGGTCCAGGAGGGGCGAATCCTCCGGGATCGTCGGTAGGGAACCGACTTTTGTTGTCAGGTACTGGGTGAGCCTTGAGATCTTATCGTCAAGGATCGCCTGATTGTGGATCTCGGTGATATTGAGATCGAACAAGGTGTTTACTAAGTATGGTAAATCCTTGCCGTCACCTTGTCTGAGGAGAGTACGGTGGACTGGAGGTCCAGTTGTTGTGTTGTAATGGTAGCACGGAAATTCAAGAGAGGGTGTCCTCTGGTTTGATTCCCAACGTGGATAGGTTCTGAGATTCCTGAATGAGAAGTCTTGTCGATACGCCCGTTCAGATCTTTCCCAAGAGCTGCTCTCTGCTTCGAATTCGGAGATTTCGTGTGGTTGCATCAAAACCACACAGATCTAGCCGCTTACTAGCTTCCCGGCCGGTGATTTGTCCGTCAGTTTCCTCGCCTAGTTGCTGTCGCTTTCTTACGTCAGTTTTCCCCAATCAACGCCTAACGCCACTCTGCTAACGGCTACAAGGGTACTTCGCTTCGACGCCTAGACCTGCGATTTGAGCAGTAGGTTTGGACTAGTGAAGGACAGAAAACTTATGATACCGTGAAGGAAGTTTTCGTGGGGGTTTGATCCGCAAAAGTTTTGAGTAAGGTCACACTCCCTCTCCTCTTCGAAAAGAGAGCAAACTCAAGGTTCGGATCTGAAACTTGGGTTTCTCGACAAGATGGGGGGGGTTTAAGCTACCATGGTGAAAGCTAAAGCTCTGATACCA